TACTTGAGGGCGATTCCCGATGCGGATCCGAATGATTCATCCGAGATATTAACCACCATGGACAACTGGAAGATGAGCTGATGCAGTCGGTTGAGAAGGTTCTCCTGCGACGTGTCTGCATCCGGTTTCGCAAGGAAGTCCGCGTCCATCTCCATGCTCTGCCCGGTCTGCTGTTCGTCGTACAGGTTGATGATGCGATTCGTGCGGATGTACTTCGCATCGTTCTCGTTGACCTTCGGACCGATGATTTTGAGGTAGGCATCCGCGAAATATTCCACGTCGTTCGCCTTCTCGCTAATTGCCTTGTTAAATGCATTGATGGCAGACAGCGAATCCTCATAAATGCTCATGCGTTCCGCATTATTGACAAACTCGGTCGCCGGCACGCCGTCAAAATGATGCTCATACGGATCGTCGGTAAAGCGGATGCCGCCGCGATTCTCGAAATGCTGCACGAAGGTCGCATCCGAATACGAGCCGCGCTCAATGCCGTCGGCGCCTTTTGTGTAGCGAACGAAGAACATAGGGCGCGACAGAATCGAATCGTCATAGACCATGAACGCTTCCATCGGACTGAGGTATGTGATGCCGCTCTCACCTTCTTCATCGGTGAAGTACATCTCGTAAGCTGTGCCGAAATTCGACGACAGCTTGGAAAGCTCCGCGTCGTTGTCTTCCTGATTGTTGTACGTGCCGAGGAATTCAGCGTATTCCCCGACGGCCTCGCTCTCGCTGTCCGACGTGATCTTCGCCGGAATGCCGATAAAGAATCCGTTGAATGTGTCGGATATGTATCTCGCATAATTCACGGCGATGCGGTTGTCCGGTTTCCATGGGGCTTTCTTCGGCTGATGGAAGATGACGTAATCCCCCTCGTATGCATCCGAAAGCGGTTTATAGATTCGCTCGACAAGGTCTTTGTGCTTTGCGATGAGCCCCGACAGGAGCCTGGTCGTCATTTCCGTTCCGGCCGGAACTCTGAGCACTCGCTTGTCGAGCAGTATATTCTTGATTTGCTTTGCCATTGTTTAGAATCCTCCTGCAAGTGCCTTGTCGCTGTTTATCTTGATAGGCTGACCGATTCCGCCCATTTTCTCGACGACTCCGGTCGTGGCGTCCTGCGCATCATCGTGCGCGTTCTTTCCCTCGCGCTGATATCTGATCATGTCCTCGTAATACTCTGGCCATCGGTACATCCAGTCCGCAGGGAAATACACATGCTCCATGACGTTGGTCGCATTGCTGAGGATGCGCGCCTGCTTGTTCTGGCTTTGGTGGAACCAATGAATTGTCGTTCGGTTCGACTTGTACACGTCCCAGATAATCTTCTCGACGTTCCGGGCGAATCCGCGCCCGCCGTTATTCGATTCGATATCCGCCCATGTAACGTCATGCTCCACGATGGAACGCGCCACTGCAGGCTCCGTCTTTTCCATCGGGTCTTTTGTGTGGATAACGTCAAGGACATACGCTTCGTGTGCCGGCGATACGCCATACACAAGATGCGACAGGTTGTCCGAGCCGGTGTCCGCTGTGTCGGTGTAGGACTTGACTGCAATAAAAAACGGATGCCCCGCGTCATCCCGCGGGATATCCGTGTAGGTCTTGAAGTGCGAATACAGCCGCCCCTTGATATCAATGGGTGTCTGCTGGTAGTTCGCGTCGGCAACTTCGGAGCCCATTGCCTTGCGCTTCGACTCGTAGCTTTCGCGGCTGAGGATGTCCGGGCAGAGCATCGTTCCGTCGTCCTGGAGCGCTTTGAAGTTCAGATGGCGGACTGCCCAGCCGTATTCTGCGGCATGCTCGACCACGCGCCCCGCAAGGTCATCCGTCGCCCATCTTGTCATGACGATGATAATCTTGCCGTGTTCCTCGAGTCGCGAGAGCATCGTGCCGGCGAACCAATCCCAGTGCGCTTGCTTTGTATTCGCGTTATTCGCCTCGTAGAACGATTTTATTAAATCATCGATAATTATCAGGTCTGCACCGAATCCCGTCGCCGTACCGGTCGGAGACGTCGCCAGATAGTTATTATAGCCGCCCTCAAGGCTCCACAGGTTCATAGCCGCGTCGCCCTGCTTGACCTTTGTGCGCGGGAACACGTCTGAGTACACGGTGCGGTACTTATCCGCCTTAAGCTCCATGATGGTATCACGCACGCCCTTCGAGAAGGTCGTCGACAGCTTCTCGTTATAGGAGCCGGTCATGATCTTGTACTTGCGGTCCTTGCCGAGGATCCATTCCACAAGACATCCGATTGTGCGGCTCTTGCCGTGTCTGGGCGGTGCGTTAATGATGAGCACGTCCTCGTCTGAATTGATAAAGTTCTGAAGCTCCTCGCAGAACTCCACGAGATAAGCCCGTTCCGGCTTGTAGAAGTCCGGCGCTTTGAGATTGCAGTAATCGAAAAAATGCCGCCGGGCAAGCTCGCATTTTGCCCCGATGGCTATCATGCGGTTATCCATTGCTCTTCGCCAACTTTCTGAGTTGTTCTTCCGTCAGTCCCGCGAATGGGTTCGTGTCGAGCTGCCCGGAGATTTCGACATCCTTGCGGTCGCGCCATTTCTCCGGTGCATAGTTCTTCAGGGCGAATGCAATCGCGCCAGTATCGGGAGCAACATGCTTTGTCGTGCGCTTTGTGACGACCATCTCATTCTGACCGGTCGCTCGGTTGAACCGCAGCTCTTCGGTCGTTTCTTCCACGTCGAATCCCCTCGCCCTTTTTATGAGCGCGTTTTCCAGTTCGCAGACAACAACCTCTCTACCCTTTTTTAAGGCTTTAGAAAATTGAGGAAATCGTTTTTCCCAATCAATAATCGTCTCCACTCTGACGCCGATGTTCTTCGCAATTTGCTCCTTGCTTAGTCCGTCACGCGCCCACCCCTTTATAAGCAAAAGGCCGTCCGGACTGATCCAATATTCATATTTTCCTTTTCGTCCGCCTTTTGCCACACAATCACCATCCGTTTTACTGTCTGCCCTTTCCTGTCGGTCTGCTGGGTCTCGCCCAGTCGATACCGTATCTGTCAATGATCTTCCGGAAGTCCTCAACGTCGTGAGGATTAACGATGTACTTAACCTCTTCCCCGTCCTCGCTCATGCCGACATGCAAGAGCTCATGATACAGAAGAATCTTGAGCTGTTCCTCGCTCATGCCCTGCACATTGGGCGAATAAACGACCACGAGGAAGTCGTGCGGGCAATAGGGCTTGTATAGCTCCTTGACCTTCACGCATTCCCCGAGGCAGAGCCGTCCGCCTGATTTCTTCGGGCGGTCGCTCTCCACGAATCCGATGCTGACGTTCGCGCTCCGGATCCAGTGCAGGTCCTCATGCTCCATCATCACGAGATGGGCGAGCGTCGAAAAGTATTCAGATAATTCAACCGTTTCTACCATGCCGTTGCCTCGTGAATAATAAAAGCAGCGGGCCGCCCCTGGTAAGCAGCCCGCCAAAGAAAGGAGGAAATCAAATGTCCGTAAGTGTCGTCATCAAACTGAAACTGAAAAGAGCCCTCGCAGGAAAGGACCCAACTGCAAGAGCTCTTATCGGTTCATTCTTCCGAATTTGCCAGTCTAATATTACCACAGGTCGAATGTCTCATTCTGCCCCGTCTTTTAATTTTTTTCGGCTTACCACAGACGGGTGGAAGTGAAGGAGCGCATATCCGTGGAGCCTGTCGACGTGCGACCTGCTGTATGCCATCCGTTCCGCCACCTCATGCCACTCAAGGTCCTCGATATACCTCAGCATGAGCACCGTTTTTTCGTTCTCGGTGTTCTTCGCGCTGTCAGACTGGATCTGCTCGATGTTCCAGGTGATTTCATCAAGCATTTCGATGCATTCCCGCTTGGTCTTTGCGATATTCCGCAGAATCTCGTCACGCCTTGCCGCGTACTCCTCAAGGCCCTTCGGATCATGCGCGTGCGGCATCCCGTCCGACTGAATCCCCGGCATGAGCTCCGAGTAAAACAACTGATTGTACTGGATCTGCAGGCGGGCGATCCGTTCCCTCGCCCGCTTGTAGCCGTATAAGTAGGCTTTCTTTTCTGCGCTCGTCATTCTGTCTGCCCCTCACTGCTTCTCGCTGAGCTTGGTCTGTTCCGGTTCGGGTTCTGTGTCCGTGTCGAGTGCCTTACTGATTGCGTTCATTGCGTCCACAAAGGCTGTACAGGCTCGGGAAAGTGATAAGCGGTAGTTTGTCTCAATCTCCGCCAAAGTGTCTGTAAAACGCTTGTAGAGCGTGTGATAAACAACTGCGATTGTCACGAGATAAACTGCGATTGCGATAAATGTGTAAGCGTTATTCATTGTCATTCTCCTTTGCGTGTCGCTCCTCGGTCATAATCATCAAATCAACGTATTCCTGCGGTGCGTGCTTTGCTGC